TGGCGCAGCGTCTTCCCGTCCGGATAGGCGCTGTGCGTCTCGGTGATCTCGATCTCGTCGCCGATCTTCATGCCGGTCCTCCTTACGCAACCGCGCGCGTGATGCCGATCGTGGCGCCGAGCGTCTCGTCGAGCCGCGCCCGGAACGGCAGCGGATACATGGCGTCCTCGGTCCTTGCACCGATGCGCTCTGCTGCATTTAGCCAAACGATGTCGGGCAAGCTGATCGTGTACTTCTCGTTCGCAACGCTGCCGAGCGTGACCGAAAGAGCGCCCCCGCCATGCGCGATAACTGCCTCCAGCGGCGCGTTGCTCGACAAGTACACCTCCACCGTTCCGGTCGCCTCGAAATCACCTTCGCGGAACTCGTCGCTGTAGAGGTCGCCAACGATGGGACGCGTCGCGAGATTGTTGGTGATCTCGATATTGAGGGAACGGGCTTTGAAGGTGCCGCCCGGGATGCTGAGAGCGCCAACACTGCCCGAGCCCGTCATCGGCCGGGTCGCGCCTGCCGCGGCATAGGTCGCGCCGGCGATCGCGGCTGTCGCCGGCACGATCTTCTGCGCCATCATGCCGAACGAGCCGGTGATCTTCTCTCGCGCCGTGATACTAAGGCTGAGGGTGTTCACCATCGCCATCGGATAGCGACGGAAGAGATTCGCGGTGCCGGGCGCGAGCGTCTCCTCGATCGTGAAGGTCTTCCTCGCGACGCCGTTCTTCAGGACGTTCGACGCCCAGGTGCCGAAGAGCGCGCCTTCGAGGATGTCGTCGAGCGCGCCATAGGCGAGCTCGAAATTGTACGAGCCGGTCGGATCGAGGCCGAGCATCATCTCGTCCTTGACGTTCCGATCGCCCGTGAGCTCGTCGCTCTTCGAGGTCGACTTGCCGGGCGTCCAGTCGCCGGCCTTCGTCACACGAAGCGGCTTGAAGGACGGGGTCGCGGGCGTCGTGCCCGGCGTCACCTCCGGCACATAGGCCACGCGGGTGCTCGCGCTCGAAATGATCGCCATCGCGATTCTCTCCTGGAAGGGCCTGCGCCGGGGCGATCAGGCGAAGAAGTCGAACTGGTAGGGCACGACCACCGCCATGCCGAAGAACTTGCCGTCCTCGTTCCCGTCGTCCGCGACCGGGGAGGAGGGCCCGAAGGTTTCGAGCGCGCCGAGCTGCTGCCCGCGGAAGAGGTCCGCGATCTGATCCGCGAGCGCATAGCCCTCGTCGACGCCGCCGCCGCGCGGGATCATCAGCATGAAGCGGATCGCCCCTTCTTCGCGCCAGAGGTTGTTGCCCGGCGCGCCAACCGAGATCTGCTCGCTGTTCGCTACCGGATACTGCACGACGAGGAAGGTCTCATCGCCCGAGCGCCGGCCGGCGCGGTTCGTCGGTTCGACCGGGCAGGCGGTCCAGTGCGCCGCAAGATGCGCCTCGACGAGATCGGCCACGGCCTTCTGCGGCATCGCTCGCTACCTCGGCGTAATGACGATCGCGGGAACGCGGCTCGCGCGCTCCATCCCGGCTGCCGAGCGCTTGGCCTTGCCCGCCGCCTTGCCGCCCTTGCGGCCGCCCATGGCGACATAGCCGAGGAGCGGCGAGCGGTATGAGAAGCGCACCCGGACCATGTTGCCGTATCGTTTGCTCGCGAGCGCGGCCACGGCCTGGTAGACACCGTCCGGAGCCTTCTTCGACAGGCCGCGCTCGATCTTGCGGGCATAGGGCTGGGTGTTGATGAACACCCATTCGTCTGCGGGCCCGGCCGTCGCCGGCGTCGACTGAACGCCGTCGGCGAGGAAGACGTGCGAGGACCGATATCGTCCCGATGCGCCCACCGGCGAGTGCTGCACGAGCTGCGCGTCGATCCACGTGAAGACGTCGCCGAACAGCTCGAACTCGAAGATGATGCGACCGGAGGGCGTTACGCTCTCGAGCGCCGCGCCGCGCTTGCCGTCGACATAGGTCTCGTGCGGCGGCACGCGCCCCAGCGCCTGGCGGTTCGTCTCCTGCGTCTCCGCGAGCGTGTCGCGCGCGAACCGGGCGAAGGCCGCGCTCTGCGCGTCCGGGGACAGGTCGCCCCGGATCAGCACGTCGAGATCCCGCGCGATCGGCTGGACGCGCGTCTTGACGGCCATCAGCCCTTCACCCTGATCTCGTAGGCGATCAACACGCCGCCGATCCGCCGCGTGAAGTCGTCGATGCTCTCGATGTTGATCGACCGGCCGTTCGCCACGATCCGCGCATTCTCATCGAGTGGGCCCGGCCAGCCGGCGGCGATCGCGGCCTCAACGTCCTTCGCGAGCAGGATGACCCGGCTGCTGCCCTGCTCGATTCCCCCGACAAGCTCGTCGGCCTCATAGCCCACGATGCGGCCGCGGACCGGGATGCTGTCGACGTTCGGCGAGCCGAGGCGGCGCAGGATGAGAGTGCCGTGGCCGGCGAACTGCCGGATGTACATTGCCTCGGCGGCGGCCGGGGTCATGCGTAAATCCGCTCATAGGAGGCCGCCAAAAGCCTGTCGGCGGTGTCGCGGATGATCCGGCCGGCGCTCTCCGACACCGTGTAGGCCACCGTGCCGATCCCCGGGACCTCTTCGCTCCGCAGCGCGAGTTCCCGGGACCCGAGCGACTGAAGATCGATCGCGGCGAGAACGATCGCCTGCTTGGCTGGCAAAAGGAGCGGATCATTCGCCTCCAGACCGGCGCGATAGGTCACCTCGAAGGCGTCGTCCTCTTCGATCGCATCCGGCCAGCGCTGTCCTGCGAGAGGCAGAAGGCGCGGGGCGTTCGAATAGCGATCGAGGATGCGGTATCCGTCCTCCGCGATGGTTTGCGGCGCCCCGGCGCGATCGCGATAGGAAACACCCGTCACATCCACGAAAGGCGGGATAGGCAGGGCGATACCCTCGCTTCCCTGAACTCGCGTGACGACCCGGAGCGTCTGCCGGCCGAACGCGCGTCCCATCCAGCCGGCTGGAGGCTCGATTCCGGCTTGCGCGACCCGCAGTAGATGCTGCACGCGCGCGTCGCCGTCTGCCGCCAGCACAGGCGCCCAGGCCTTCGCATCCGACGCCGTGACATAGGCGTCGGGCGGCGTGCCGACGACGACGCGCACGGGCGTTCAGACCTGGGCGACTTCGGCGCGCTTCGCGCGAATGGCCGCGATGATCTCGGCCTTCTTGAGCGCCCCCTCGAGGCTGACGCCTTCGACCGCGGCGACCTCCTTGAGATCTGCCACCGTCTTGCCGTCGAGGTCGTCGGCCTGGTCGGAGGGTTCCTCCGCCGGAGCGCTGCTCGCCGCCGCGGGGGCGGAAGCCTTGCGCTTCTTCTCCCATTCGGCGGCGACCTCGGCATCCCGCTCGTCGCTTTCCTCGATCACCTTCGCGTCGACGAAGCGGGCGAAGTCGCGGGGGCCGAGGATCACGATCTCGCCCGGGTACTTGCGCTGGCCGCCGACGATGACTTCGGCGATCAGCGTGCGCGTCTTCATTTCGACCATATTCGCTCACCCGGGCGGCAGGGCCGCCCGCCTTCTCGTTGCGGGATGGGTGAAGGCCGGCGTCAGGCCGGCGGGTTCGGCGCCGGCGCGTAACGGCCGCCGAACAGCAGCGCGATCGCGTCGACGAAGATGTTGCCGGAATCGTTGCCCGCCGGCGTGATGGTCAGACGGACGTAGCGCTTCGGACCGACATAGCCGATCTTGCGCAGCTTGTTGTCGTCGCTCGCCGCGGTGAAGCCCGCCAGAGCTTCCGTGCCGGTCAGGTTGTAATCCGGCGCCGCGGCGGCGTCCGAAAGGTTCGCGGCATCGCCGTGCTCGACGAGCACCGCGAAGGTCGCGTTCGCGTCCGTGTTCGCGCCGATGTTGATCGCGAAGACGAGGCCGGAATAGCCGGCGATGTCGACGATCTCCGAGACGATCGGCGTGTTGTCGGTGCGCGCGGCCTGCGGGCTGATCGCGCGCTTCATGTGCAGGGTGGAAGCAAAGTCGCGCATAAGCGGACCCTTTCGAAGCTGAATTGACGGGCGACAGGCGGCGGGAGGCCGCGGACGAAGCGGCCCGGCACGCGGCCGGGCCCTGGGAGCGCCAGCGCGCTAGCCGGCCGGAACGTCGAGGCCGACGAAGGGCGACACCTCGTAGCCGTTCTCTTCCTTGATCGGCGCGGTGAGCCAGGGCGCACCGTCGACGTTCCAGAAGATCTTGATCAGCGTCTTGTTCGAGGTGAACTTGACGTGCTCGGAGGTGGCGACGAAGGGACCGGAGCCATCCTTGATCAGGTAGTGCGACCAGTCCGCGAGGATCAGGTCGCCCTTCTGGCCCAGCAGCGGAGCCCGGTTGTTCCAGCGCACCGGGTAACCCATCAGGTTGCCGGCGAAGCCATCCACCGCATTCGGCTTCCAGATGTAATGCCCTTCAGGGTCCGTCAACTTGGCGAGCTGCGGCAGCGCGCCCTGCGGGATCGACCAGACGGGCGACGTGCCGGCCCGCATCAGGAGGCGGGCAACGATGCTGACGAGGTCGTCGTAGTTGACCTGGTTCGCGACAGCCCGGTTGTGCCAGCGGGCGGCGCCCGAGTTGATCGCGCCGAGGGGCTGGCCGACACCGGAACCGCGCATGAAGGCATGGTCCTCGGCCGCCGTCACGGCACCACGCAGCAGGTTCTCGATGAAGCTGCTGGCCGCCTGCCAATTGCGCAGGAACTTGTCGGTGACGGTGACGAAGCCCGCGACCTCGTGCGGCGTCAGGGCGATCTGGCGAAGCTCGGCGTCGGTCTCGGGCTTCTCGCCGCCTTCCTCGATCCACTTGACCTCGACTCCGCCGAACATGTGGGCGGGGTTCGCGCCCTCCTGGTTGAGGGCCGGAATAATGACGCCGGCATCGGGCGGATCGCCCGCCTCGATCACCTGCGCGCGAGGCCGCACGAGCGCGCCTTGCGGCTGCACCTGCATGATGGTCGTCCGCAGCTGCGGAGGCACCATGAAGCCGCCGGAGGTGTTGTTGTCCATGCGCATCTCGGCCGACATGTGCTCGCCGTCCGCGCCGGCATTCTCGACATAGTTCAGACGCTGGTCGTTCGGATTGAACCGGACGGCCGCGAGGAACTCGCCGAGGTTGTCGAACTCGCGGCGCGCCTCGCCATGCGCCCGGATCTGCTCGGAACCCTGACGGCGTCCGACGCCAGGCACAACCGGGGCAGTCGTGGTCGCCTCGAGGTCGTTCAGGCGCTTGATCCGCGCGTCGAGCGCCGCAAGGTCGCTCTTGCGCTTGTCGTAATCCGCCTGCTCTTCCGCCGTGAGGTCACGATCCTCGGCCTCGGCCGTCTCGATGATCGCCCGCATGGCGGCGACGAGCTCGCTGCGCTTGTCGTTAAGGGCGACGAGCGCCGGCGAGGCCAGCAGGATGTTGACCGGATCGAACAGCGCCGCCGCCGGGGCGGCGTGCGAGGGATCGACCAAGCCGACGATGAGAGACGCAACAGCAATGGCCGCGACCGCGAAGAGCAGGGCGGCGGGACGATGGATGAGGCGCATAGCCTGCTCTCCTGTGGTTGAGCCGGAACAAGTTCGCGTTCCCGAGCCGCCGGTCCGGCGTCGGGGCGAAAGGTTGAGAGCCGAAGGGCTCAGAGGTGGTCGAGAGAGCGCAGCTCGCGCTGCGGCGCGAAGGCGCGGCGGCCGGCGGCGTCAACGCGGGCAGGGGAGGCGCCGAAGCGGGCCAACGTCTCGCTCATGGTGGCGATGCGATCGACCATGCCCTCGCGCAGCGCGAGCTTCGCGTCGACCATGCGGCCTTCGCCGAAACCGTTGCGCACCGCGCCGGCGCTGACGCCGCGATTGGCCGCAACGCGCTCCACGAAGGCCGCATAGGCCGCGTCGACGCGCGCCTGCAGATAGGCGCGAGCCTCTTCGCTGAGGGGTTCGAACGGTGAGCCCTCGTTCTTGTACTTGCCGGCGCTCACGACCGTCTTGCGGAGGCCGGCCTTCTCGACCGCCGTGCTGAGATCGTCATGGGCCGCGAGCACTCCGATCGAGCCGACTTGGCCCGAAGGTGTCACCACAACCTCCTCGGCGGCGCTCGCAATCCAGTAGGCGGCGCTCGCGGCGCTCCCGTCGACCTGCGCGACGATGGGCTTGCGCCCTCGTGCCGCGAAGATCTGCGCCGAGAGCTCGTCGGCCCCCATCACGGCGCCGCCAGGCGAATCGACGTCGAGGACGATCGCCTTGACCGCCGGATCGGTGAGCGCGGCCGAGATCGCATGTGACAGCCCCTCCGAGCTCGTGCCGCCCGAGATCGCGCCCATCATGTTCATCCGGTTCGCGATCACGCCGCGCACCGGGATGATCGCGACTGAGCCCTCGCGCTCCGCAACGGCGCGCTCGCGCGCGGGCCCAATCCGGGCCGCGATCTCCTCGGCCGTGAAGGTCACGCCGTCTGCCTTGGCGGCCAGGAACGCGACGATCGCGGCGAGCTTCCTCTGCTCGATCGCCCAGATCTCGTCCGCAGCGGCGAGAAGGATGCGCTCGTAGTTCATGCGGCATCATCCTGGTTGGCGTTGCTGTTCGCGGGTGTCGCCGGGGTCTCCGGCGGGTTGAGTGCATTCTTCAGGGCGACGAGGTTCGCCGAGACGAAGCGCTCGTCGCCATCGGCTCCGATCGGGTCCATGTCCTCGAGCGCGAGGAGCTGATTGATCGAGAGCCCGGCCATGCGGAACATGGCCTCGTAGAAGGCAGCACGCGCGGTCATGTCGCCGCGCAGCAGCGCGTTCATGTTGAACTTGACGTAGAGGCCGGCGGAGCGCTCTTCATGGGTGAAGAGCTTCCAGTTGAGCTCCTGCTCCCAGGCCCGGACCCACGGCTCGATGGTCGAGGTGACGAAGCCGATCATCAGCTGCTCGATCCCCGAGCCCCACGAGGTCGTTTTCTCGTGGCTCTGCAACAGGACGAGCGGCACGTCGTAGATCCGCGCGAACTCGGCTATCTGGAACTCGCGCGAGCCGAGAAACTGCGAATCCTCCTGCGAGACGGTTGTGGGGATGAACTTCATCCCCTCCTCGAGCACCTTCACGCGATTCGCGTTTTCGAGGCCGCCCTGCTTTTCGAGGATCGATGCCGGGTTCTCAGGGGCGGCCTTCCGCTCGCCGTCCTTCCCGCGAATGTTGCTATGCGCCCGCGACGTCAGCTTGCCGGGATGCATCAGGAAGCCGCCGCTCTTCGCGTCGTTCGCGAAGAACTTCGCGCCGAACTCCTCCATCGCGAAGGCGAGGCCGAGCGCCTGGCGGGCCTTCTGGATCGGCGAAATGCCGCAATAGCCGTCGTGCGACTGATCCATGATGTGGATCACGTCCCCCTGGTCGAGACGGTGGGTCTGCCCCCCGATATTCGTCTCGAACCAGAAATCGCCGTCCTTCGCGCGTGGCCCTGTCCGATCCGGCAGGAGGGGCCATAGATTGACGGCCTGCCCGCGGGTGTTGCGCTCGATCTCCGCGTAGCCATTGCCCCAGAGAAGCGCGTGACCCTGCAGCGCCTTCCGGAAGGTCCGGGACGACATGTGATCGTTCGGCCGGGCACCGAGGCGCCGCGAGAGCGGATGATCCTCGACAATCTCGGACCCGCCGCCGGGCTTCGAGCGGTAGATGCGCACCGGAAAGGACGCGATCGGATTGCTGATCCGGTTCACGCACGCATAGACGACCGGCATGTTGCGGGCGAGGTGCTCGTTGACCGCGACGCCGGCCTTCGTCTTGCCGCCGCCGATCATGCGCACGAACCAGCCCTGCTGGTCGCTGATCGAATCGGACTGTCCGTGGCGCGCGACCGTGCCGGCGCCGAACACGCCTCCCCAGATGCGCGAGACGAGCGACATCAGACTGCGAACTCCTCGAGATCGACTTCCATCAGCCCGCGCTCCTCATAAACGGACGGCCCGTCGATCTCGTCCGAATCGCAGAGCGCCAGCGCGTTCACGAGCGCCGACACGCCGTCGATCTTCTCGCTCGACCGCTCCTTGTCCGGCTTGATGTTGCCGTGACGGTCCTCGTACTTCGCGACGTTACCGATCATCCAATCCATGACGGGATGGCCGCCCGTATCGATGTCGCCCTTCAGGATCAGCCGCTCGAGCTGCTTTGAGGCCGAGCTCAGGCTCTGCACCCCTTGCCGCATCAGGATCATCGGCATGCCCTCGGCGACGAGGGTGTTGACGGTCGCTGTGGCGTTGAACGGGTCGTAGGCGACGCCCTGGACGTCGAAGAGCTCGAGGCCTTCGTGGTGCGCGGCAATGACCGGGTCGTAATCGACGACGTTGCCGGTGGTCGGCTCGATGGCGCCGCGAGCGGACCAGATGTCGTAGGGCACGCGGTCCCGGCGGGCGCGACGCTCGACGTTGTCCGTCGGCACCCAGAAGCGCGGCAAGACGATCCACCGCCGATATTCCTCGTCCGGCGGAAAGAGCCAGAGGAGGCATGTCAGGTCGCTGACGCTCGACAGGTCGAGGCCGCCGAAGCACCGCCGGCCCCGCATCTCGTCTGCAAAGCGGCGCCAGGGCGCATCCTGTGCGATCGAAGGCCGCCCGGACCCTTTGCGAAGCGCCGCGACATCGAGCCAGCGCAGATCCTGGCCGACCCACATGTCGAGGTGGTAGCGCTTGAAGTTCGTCTCAAGCCGCGGCGATTCCTGTGCTCGCGTGAACAGCCGTTCGAGGTCCGACATCTGAACCGACACGTTCAGGTTCGGGTTGGCCTTCACCCAGGTCGATGGCTCCCGCCAGTCGTCATGCTCCGCCGGCGCGTAGATCACGACGAGGGTCGTCGGATCGTCGAAGGTGCCGTCGCGGATGCGCAGGCTCTCTTCCCACAGCGTCCAGCCGTAGCCCTTTCGCGCCTGACCGGCCGTCGAGATCAGAAATTCCAGCGGCTGTTCGCGCTTGATCTCCGACTGCTTGACGAACTCGTAGAGATCGCCATCGCGCCACTCGTGCATCTCGTCGCCGACCAGCACCGAGCAGCTGAGGCCGTGCTTGCCCTCAGCCTGGCCAGAGAGCGGCTTCACCGAGGCGAGCAGCTCCGGGCAGTAGAGCGACGTCTTGAACGTCTCGATCCGCTCCGCCAGCGCCGGCGAGAGCTGCACCATGCGCGTCGCCATCGTGAACACGATGCCGGCCTGGTTCCGGTCCGCGGCGATCACATAGGCCTCGCCGCCGAGCTCTCCGTCGAAGAGCCAGGCGAGCAGCAGGAGGCCCGCGGCGAACTCGCTCTTGCCGTTGCCGCGCGCGACCCAGATCAGAGCCCGCCGGAACAGACGCTTGCCGTCGAGGCGCCAGCCGAACAGCATGCGCGCGAGCGCATCCTGCCAAGGCGACAGCACGAAGGGGCGGCCGGCCCATCGCCCCTTGGTGTGGACGAGGTAGGACGGAAAGAACGCCGCCGCCCGCTCGGCAATGACGGGATCGAAGACCGCTCCCTCGGTCGCGGCCGCGCGATCCCACTCCGCGACCACCCAGCTATGGACGGGATCGCCGTCGAAGGCGGCGACCCAGGATGGCCGCTCGGGCAGCGACATTCGCGTCAGTTAAGAACGCGGCCCAGCCCGATCGGGGAGGGCAGCATGGCGGGCGCGGGAGCCGGCGCGTTGGCCGGCTTCGCGGGGTCCGTCGCTCCGGCCGGCTGCGGCGCCGGGTTGTCGAGCGGAAGCTGCGGCTGGCGGCTCGCCAGCTGCGCGAGGAGC